TGGCTGTAGCTATTCCTGATTCTAAAGGTGCTTATCACAATTCATGGATGCGTTATGCTGAAGTTGAATATTGGCAACAATGGTACAGAGAAGTAGAACGTGGATATTGGTATTCAAGATCTGCAGACACTGTATTAGGAGCTAATGGTAGACCAGTAAGAATGGGTCCTGGAATCCAAGAGCAATTGGAAGATTCTCATCAACACAGATATTCTCACTTAACTGCTAAGTTAATTGAAGAGTACTTGCAAGATATTTTCTACTCTAGAGTTAAACCTGGAGCAGGAAGACAAGTTAAAGGTTTCACAGGAGAGTATGGTATGTTACAATTCCACAGAGCTATCCAAGATTGGCAAAACAAATCAGGTTTCATTAAAAATGTTGAAGTATATACTAATAAAGTAGCTAGTTCAATACACACTAATGCACTTGAAGCAGGTTACCAATTTGTGAAATATAACATGGCAAATGGTGCATCTCTTGAGTTAATTCACAATCCTCTTTATGATGATAGAGAGATTAACTTTGAAATTGATGAAGTTACAGGTTTCCCAATTGAGTCTCAAAGAATTACATTCTTAGATTTCTCAGGAGAAGCTAAAAACTCTAACATTAAAATCATGAACAAGAAAGATGGTTTTGCCTTTACTTATGTTGAAGGTATGTATGGTCCTTATGGCCCTAAAAATGGTGGTTCTTCTGCACACTCTGGTTCTTACTATGAAATGCATGTTGAAAAATCATGTGGTATCCATATCCATGACATTACTAAATGTGGTGAATTAATCTTATCTCGTAACTAAGATGAAAGCGGCTAAAGCTGGTTTGTGCAAACCTAAATCAGGTGGTACTGGGAAACCAAAACCAATGTCAAGACCAAGAAAATAATATTGTATTATCTACTAATAAGCTCCTGTAACAGGGAGCTTTTGGTGGTAAAGGGAAAAAGGATTTCCTTAAGTTCATTATAAATATTGAAAATTATGAGTTCAGTAAAAGTTGAAATCAGACCTATTGAGTCAAAAAGATGGCACAACAAAACAGGTCAAGAGTCTTTCACAAGACCTAAAAAAATTCAAGCTTTAGTAGATGCTACTACAATGAGGTATGCTACAGGGCTATCAGAAGCTGACATTAAAGAGTTAGCTAAAAAGGGAATAAACTATGATTTATCTCCACATTATAATTCAGAAGCTCCTCATCCATTTTGGGATTCAGGAATGGCAATTATAAAACTAGAAAACAATACCATGTTCTTTGACAATGCTAATCCTCTAGAGTTTATTAAAGTTAAAATAATGAAAGCTAGTAAGTATGTTGCCAATTCAATGGCAGAATATGATCTAGGTATGTGGCCAGAAGCTACTCATGTTATTTTTGATGAAGCAGAACAAGCCTCAGTATTAGCAAGTAAAGTAGAACAAAAAAATACAGCTATCATTGAAGCTTCTAAATTATCATTAGATAGGAAAGTACAATTAATACTTGTATTAGGTGGTAAGAATATGAAGAATCAGTCAGCAGATTTTGTAGCTGTAGAACTTGATAAAATTATTGTTAAAGATGCAGGAGAGTTTTTAAGATTTTTGAATATGGATAAAAAACAAACAGCATCACATGCTCTTGTTTTAGAAGCACTTCAGAAGTCAGTATTAAGAAGAGAAGGACAAAGAATATTCCACATGGATTCTCCACTAGGAATTGATGAAATAGAAGTTGCTGAATATCTTTCAAAAGAAGAAAACCAGGATATTAAACTTTTAATATTATCTAAAATTAATAACTAAGAGTTATGACAACTAAGGAAATGCACTATGACTTCAAACAGAAGTTTAATAAAATAGACAGTCAAAAAAATAAAGGACTATTAGTCCCTGAAATTGATTGGCTTCTTAATGAAGCTATTGAACTGTTTATTAAAAGAGTTGCACAACCTAAAGTTAATAATGGTCTTGGTTTTGAAACAACACAAAGAATAGTTGAAGATATTAAAACTCTTGTTGTTGGAGGAACTTGGATTACAGTAACAAATAATGTTATTACTTTACCTACTAACTATTTATACTTTGTAAGAGGAAGATTAAAGTTATCAAAAGGAGTTTGTAAAGATAAAGAAGCAGTCCTTTATTTAAGAGAACATAATGATTTGTTTGAAGAAAGTCAATTTTATAATAGTTCTTTTGAATGGAGAGAAATTAATGGAGTTTATGAATTACAAGGTATCCAATGTTATACAGATGGTACTTTTACAATAAATGAAGCAAAGTTGTCTTATATACGCAAACCAGCCTATGTTCACAATGCTCAAGATTTTGGAACATTAGGATATGCTCATCCCTCAGGTGTTACCTTAACAGGTACTGTGAATTGTGATCTCCCAGACCACACCCATAGGGAAATTGTTGATATAGCAGTAATGCTTGCTGCAAGTGAAGTGCAAACTTCAGACTTACAGACTAAAATCGGTAAGTTAGGTTTTAATCAAATTGTTTAATTAAAAAAAAATAGAAATTATGAGTAATCGTAACAATGACGTTTTTAAAGTGTTACCAGTAACTAACTGTACACTTTTAGCTCCTGGAACAGGAGTATCTGTAGATGATTTAGCTGTAGGTCAATTAGGTGCATTTGATGCAGCTACAAACTTAGCTGTAAATGCTTTTACAAGCCCAATGCCTAAAGAAGTTTTCTTTGCTTTAGCTTACACAACTTCTGCAGGAACAACTGACTACAGAACTTCTGCAGGTCAGCTTATTCAAAGACAAGGTGTAGTAGGTTATACTGAAAAACTTTGTTCAACAGGAGCTCCTATGACAGTAACTGTAGGAAGTTACAAAGCACAGTGTGATACTGAGTATGGTGTTAGAATTGAATTTCGTAATTCAAAAATTAGCAGAATACAAGGTTATAACCAATTCAGTAAAGCTTATATGGTTACAACTCCTTGTTGTGATGATTGTGCTGAAGGATGTGGTTCTTTAGATGCTAACATATTAACTCAACAATTCGTTGCTACTATTAATAATGATGAGTCTCAGTTAGTTATAGCTCAGCCTGTTGCAAGACAAGCTTTGACTATTGCTACTCATGGAACTTCTCAAAATTATTCTATTGGTCAAGTTATGCTTGCTGCTGATGTTGAGAGATTAATTGTATTTAATACAACTGCTTTAGAAGCTGCTAAAGTTTATGCTGACTTTCAATTAGTTAGTCAACCACTTTCTATTGGTTCTTTTTGCCAAGTAAACTTACAATACTACAAATTATTGGAAACAGTTCTTATTGTTTCTTTGATTGAAGGTTTTGGATGTTCAGGTGCAACTACTATCAATGAATACCCTGTGTATGCAGAAGGTACTGGTAACAATATTTTACAAAAAGAATACCATGCTTCAGGATGGTCAGGTTCAGGGCCTTACAAATTGTCACAAGTAACAGGTACAGCTTATGGTAACATTGTGTACTTGTCTGATAAGAATACTAATTATGACCAAATTATTTTGGAATATAATCAGACTTCTGAATCAGGATGGAAAGAGTATAGTAATACTTTAAGTACAGTTTTTGCATACCCATGTGATGATTGTACCTTAAGTACTTCTATTACAAACTTCTTGACTGCTTTTATTAATAATAAGCCTTTGACTGTTTAATCAGAAAAAGGATTAAAATAAAGCTATTTAATAAAACATCTCTATTTTTATAGAGATGTTTTTTTATTTTGTATATTTGACACTTAAAACACTTTCTCATGGCTTTGAATTACACATACTTAAAATACAAAGACACTTACACACTTAAAAATAATGGGACAGTAGACCTTACTTACCATATAAGTACTGTAACTTGTGAAGCAACTACTGAAATAAAAACAGGATTAATTATACCTAATCAAACAGTAACTTTAAGTTTTGCAACAGATAATGTTTATTCTGTTTATTTAGAATCTTCTACAGAAACAGGAATTCCTTTTATTATTAAGTATTATAATAATTTGCTGACCTCTTTTATTTCTATGGTAGAACAAATTACATGTGGATGTAGTCAGTGTAAAGAGTGCGAAGAATGTAACCAATGTGAAGATTATCTTGGTACATTTATGAAAGCTCAAGCTTTTAGTACAGTCAACTACCCTATATATCAAGGGTATATGAACCAAATTACTCAAGATAATATTTGTCTTTATAGTGAAGAAATACTTTGTAGTTTACTACATGAAAAAGTATATGGAAATGTTGAGACTAAAGAAACTATGTTAACTATTATTAGTTCTTACTATTTAAGTTTCTATTATCAAGATAAATTTTTAGTGGCAAGTCAAGAAGAAAAAAATTATATTACAAGTAAGTATAAGTTTGATAAGATAGGTTCATGTATAAGAAGAATAGGTATTATACCTACAGATCCTTTGTACATGACTACAACAACTACTACTACTTTACCTCCTACAACAACAAGTACAAGTACTAGCACTACTACAATAAATCCTTGTTTAATAATAGGTACAGCAACTTTTTCTCCTACAACAACAACTACTGTAAATCCTTGTCTTATAATAGGAACTGCAACTGTATTACCAACTACTACAAGTACTTCTACAACTAGTACTAGTACTACAACTCAACCTACTACATCAAGTAGTACATCAACATCAAGTAGTACATCAACATCTACTAGCACTAGTACATCAACAACAACAGCAGCACCTACTACAACAACAACTAGTACAACTAGTACAACTACTGCTGCTCCAGATATTGCACCAGGGGTAGCTTTATATTGGCACGCTGTTGTTGGTACATATACAGCTATAAACTTTAAAATAAATCGTAGAAGAAATGGTGTTATAACATATGATGTTGCTGCAGCACAACAAGATTTTGGAGTATCAACTACTGAATATTATAATGGATTAAATTCAATTAGTAATATATATCCAGATAATTTACAGGTAGGTGATGAAATTCAAATAATAGCTAACTCAGGTCCACAAATTCCTGGTGGTGGAGGTACTGTTCAGCTTACAATAGATTTACAAAGAACTTTAAGAGCTGTCTCAAGTTATACTACTGTAGAAACACAAACTGTTACAGGTAGTTTTGTTAGTACACAAATTCCTGTAACAATAGGAACTTGGTATGCTATTGATCCATCAATGTATCTATATGAAGTAAACGCAGTTACACAACTTGTATAATATAAAAAATCAATTATAATAAAATAATAATATAAAATAAATATAATCATGACAATAACAGTCCAATTATCAGTAGCAGGTACAAGTACCACACTATTTAATTTATTTTCTAATATAAATTATAGTACTCCTCTTGTAACAGGAATTACAAAAGCACAACTATTAGCAGGGTATTCTTTACTTGCAGTTCCTGATAATGCAACTATAATAAGAGTACAAGCTACAGGAGTTTGTGATAATCAAGTAGATTTAGCAATAAGTGGATTAACTACAACAAGTACTACTTCTACTTCTACTTCAACTTCTACTACTTTACCAACTACAACTACAAGTACTAGTACTACAAGTACTAGTACTACAAGTACTACTTTGCCAACTACTACAAGTACAACTACTAGTACAACTACAGTTCCTTTTAGTGATGTATTAGAGGTATCTGTAGGATTAAGTTGTAGTGGAACTTTTGTATCTGAATACACTTATTATGTAGGTCAAACAACTCAAAATTTTGCTTTACAAAATGGCAATATTGTTTATGAAGACCAAGCAAAAACTATACCTATAAATGGTTATAACACTATAAATTTTACTGGAATATTTAATTCTGTAAGATACACATTTAATGTTAGTACAGTAGGAGTAATTAGTGGATTAACTATTTGTGAAACTACAACTACTTCAACTACTAGTAGTACTACATCATCAACTACTACCACTAATCCTTTACCTGGAGGAGTCAATATGTACACTATAACTCAAGGATATACTAGTGCTTTACTGGCTTGTCAAAACTATGTTGCAAATGGAGGACAGTCAGGAGGTTCAGGTACTCCTCAAACAGTTTATAGTTTACCTTCTCTTGACCCTGGAAATATAGTTTATAATAGTAATGGAACTCCTTTTGTTGGTAATCCTGCTTTATATTATGTTATAACTGATTATATTGTAATTACACCAGGACTTGAATCAACTATTCAAATAAACAGTATAGGACAAATAATTAATTTTTATCCTGCAGATTGTTTAACAATTAATGTATAATGAGATATATATGTGCTCAACCTGCAAATGATTTTTATACTTGGCAGGTTGAGGTAGTAATAAATAACTTTAAAAAACATGGTGTCAATCCTAATAAGATTGACATCCTTTGTGCAATAGATAATAATGTAGTCCCTGAAAATTGGAGAAAACTACAAAATCACTATAATACAGTTAGGTTCTTTTTTTACAATGATACTAGAGTAGATAAGAGTTATGTTCCTTCTATTTACTTTAATCTTATGAGTAATCACATGAAAGCAAATCCAGACCTCACAGGTCAAAGATTGTTTTTACATGATTGTGACATAATATTTACAAGGCCTCCTGAAGTAGATTGGGCAATGTCAGGAAAGATATGGTATCTAAGTAATACTAACTCTTATATTAATTATGATTACATACAACAAAAAGGTAATCATATTTATGAAGAAATGTGTGACATTGTAGGTATAGATAAACTAATACCTAAACTATTAAACAGTAATTCAGGAGGAGCTCAATATATTACTATAGGAGAATCTTTTGAATTTTGGGATAAAATAGAGAGTGATAGTGTCAAACTTTATTCTTACTTTTGTAATACAGAACATCTCCACATTAAAAAATATGAAGGAGACTATTCAATTCAAAAATGGACAGCAGGTATGTGGTCTTTACTTTGGAACATTTGGTTAAAAGGTTATGAAACAAAAGTAGATTCTAGATTAGATTTTGGTTGGAGTACAGATTCCATTTCTTCAGTAGAAAAGTATTTTATACTACATAATGCAGGAGTCTCTGAAAATGATGTAAGTCTTTTTTATAAAGCAAATTATATAAACAGATTACCTTATGATGACACACTTCAAATAGATGAAAACAGAGCAAGTTCATATTATTGGAAAGAAGTTCAAGAAACAGGGAAAAAATCAATTTTAAAAAATAAAATAGTGCCACATTCATATCATCTTGGAAAAAAAGAAGCAATAGACTTTATTATAAAAAATACTACAAGAGAGTCTAAAATATTAGATGTAGGTCCTGGAGTAGGCACATATTCAGATTATTTAAAACCATTAGGTTATAACATAGATGGTTTAGAAATTTACAGTGGTTATGTAGATGCATATAACTTAAAAGAAAAATATAAAAATATATACATAGGGGACATTGTAAATTATGATGTATCAGAATATGATTTTGTAATTATAGGAGATGTGTTAGAACATCTTACTATTGATGATGCTAAATTAGTTATAGATAAGTGTAAAGCCTGTTTAGTAGCAGTTCCTTACAATTATCCTCAGTTAGGTGTAGACTTCATAGAAAATGGGTATCATTTAGTAAATCCACATGAAGAACACAAACAACCAGATTTAACACCACAAATAGTATTTCAACGGTATCCTCAATTAAGTATGATATGGTCTAATGATGTGTATGGATATTTTTCAAAAATATAAAATAAGATGGATAAAACTTTTAGTATAATAATACCATTTAAAAACAATGATAAATCACGAGAAAGAAATTTACATTTTATACTAAATTATTATAAAAAGTATCTTCCATCTTGTGAAATAATAGTTGTTGAACAAAATACTAATACTAATTTTTTATTGACAAGTGACAAAGTTCAAAAATATTTAAAAATTAAAACAGAGGATAATTTTTTTGCTAAAGCTCTTTTATTCAATAGTGGATATAATATAAGTAGAACAGACTATATTATAATGGCTGATATTGATTGTGTTATAGATAAAAACATACTTGAAAACATAACTGATTATTATCAATATTTTGACTTTCATTTTGTACTTCCTTACAATAATAAGGTGCACTATCTGTCAGAAATAGAAACTAATCGTTTTATAAATGAAGATGATTGTAATATTAGTCAAAACCAAGACAAAGATGTAAATGGATTAAAAGCAGCTTCAGGAGGAATTGGTATTATAAGTTCTTCTAATTTTTATAAAGTTGGAGGATTTGATGAAAGATTTAAAGGGTGGGGAGCTGAAGATGATGCTTTTTATAATAAGTGTTCAATAATGGGTGTCTCTCCTCATAGGTTATCCTATGATTTATTACATTTACATCATAATGTTTTTTATACAGAAGACACTAATTATGGTAATAATTTGAAAACATATAATGAACACTTTACTAAAAATAGAGAAGATTTTATAAAAGATATAGATTACAAATATTTGTTAAATCAACAAAATAATATAGACCATGTTAGAATTACTTAAAATAAGAAAAGACATTAATTGGTTAATTGATCAAGTAAAATGTCTATTAAGAAAGAAAGATTTAGCACCTTTTTTAAGTGCTACAGAGTGGTCTATAAACCATGATGTGTCTACTGGAAATCCTTATATTAAAGATTCTTTTGTTTGGTTAGATGGGGATATTTACAAGAGTCTTGTAGATAATAATGTTTACCTTCCTACTAATACTGCTTATTGGGAAAAGTTAGGAGAAGGACATTTATTATTAGAAGAACAATCTGATTGGGATGCTACTACAGGAAGACCTTTTATTAGAAACAAACCTACTAAAACTTCAGATTTTATTAATGATGGTGAAGATGGTACTCATCCATTTATTACTTCAGAAGATGCCCCTGTACCTACTTTACAGTCAGTTACTGATGAAGGTAATATTACTAATAATCCTATAATTGTACAAAATACAGAAAACTTAATTACTGTAAATCTTGGTGCAGATGCAAAAGGTTTATATATTGAATTAGATAATGGAAGTACTGGTATAGATATATTAGACAATGATGCTGTTGGTATAACTCCATTTACATATAGAAGTTATAATCCAGATACAGATATATATACTACACTTACAAGTATAAATGAATTAGGAGAAATCACTGCTCAAAAGTTTATAAAATCAGGAGGACTTTCTACTGAGTTTTTAATGGCTGATGGTAGTATATCAAATGCTGTACCAACTCCTCTTTCAGCTTTACCATTTAAAACTGACCATTTATCTGCAACTAATAATGAATATGTAGTAGGAGATGTTGTTTGGTATTTAGGAAATGTATATAGATGTATAGCTAATAATGATTCATTATTACCAACTGCCACTTCTTATTGGACACTTATTGGAGCAGGATATCCACTTGTTCAACAACCTGCAGATTGGGATTCATCAAGTGGTAATAACCAAATATTAAATAAACCTACAATACCTGCACCTTTAGGTTATATACCTGTAAATGTGGCTGGTGATACAATGTTAGGGACTTTAGTGCTTAATGCAGATCCAATTAATTCTTTAGATGCAGCTACAAAACAATATGTAGATAGAATTGAAGAACACACTTATGCAGAATATATAACTTTAATTAATGATGATGCACTATTGCCAGAAAGGTATTATGCTCTTATTGACTATCAACATAAGTATTATATAGAAGAAAGTAACACTTCCTTAAAAAAAGTATATGGAGCAGTATCTGATATTAATACTAGTTATTGGGTAATAGATTCTGATGTTCACGATGATTTAAATATAGGTATGACTGTAACAATTACTTCTCTTCCTTTAGGATATACAGGAGTATTGACAGTTGGTGAAACAACTACAGTTACAACAGCAGATTATAATTATTATTATAGATTTGCCAATGGTATGAGTTATCAGTATGATGCTGTGGGCGTAGGTTTATCTTGGAGTTATACTAGGTATGCCATTAACACAGGTTTAAATAATGCAACAGTTTATGATACTCATGGTAAAGTAATTATGCAACCTAATGGAATAGTTAATACAACTGTCCATGATGGAACTGCTTATGGAAATTTAACTGCTGCAGAAAACTTTACTCCTCCTATTGAAAAGATAGTATTAAGAGCAAAGAGTACTAATTCTTTTTATGAAGACTGTTATAGTTTAACGTATCTTAATGATGAATTGATTTATGATTTTAATGATAATGTTATATATAATGATAATGATGATTCAATAGGAACAAGAAATGGTTTTATAAAAAGAAGATTTAACAAAGTTCTTAATATAGATATCCCTAAAGACTGGAGAGTACAAAGATATAGAAGATGGTTAATTCCTCCAGCTACTTTAACTTCTGATTATAGAAAAAAATTACTTAATCAAAACTATCCAACTACAAATACTTATTTATCATTTCAAAATAAATACTTATTTACAAGTGAACTTATGAGTGTCAGCAGTACTGATAACATGTATATTTGCACCACTCCTGAATATAGTACTTTAACTGCTGGAATTACAGCTTCTACAGTTAGTTATCCAATAACTATTGATGGTTTTACTGGTGGAGTAGGGTCAACTGAAGATATTGTAAACTTTAAAGATTATACTATATTTGAATTAGATTTAAGTTTAAATCCTCTTGAAGTAGATAGATGTGAAATACAACAGTTTAATAATACTGTTTTCATAAATACAGATGCAACTAATAGAAGCCCTTTATTTGTATCTCTTTATCTAAATGGAAAACTAGTTGAATCAACTTTTTTTGGTTACCCTTATCTTACAGGTATAAGTAGTACTTATCAAAAAATTAATGCTTTCGATAAAGTTCTATTAACAGGGTATTCTACTAAAGTGATTGATGTAAATATTTTAGGATATGGAAATTTAGATTTAATTGAAACAACAATTGAAAATACTATATTTGGTTCTTTACCTTATTATGTATGGTTTAGTGGCATGGGACCAGTTACTCCTGAGAGCAGTTCAGGAACTCCTGTAAGGTGGTTTCAACTTTATAGTAATACTTCTAGGTTTAAAAACTGTTTAATTGGAGTAGGTTATGGTGGTTATTCTGCTTCTAATACAGTTTTATCAGGAGGAAGTTTATTTAATTATGGTAGTATGGAGATTATACTTAGCATAAGTTCCTGTCATATAATACAAAACACAGAACTTATTAATACTAGTTATCATAATTATTATGTTCAAAAACCAAGTTTAATTGATGCTTCATTTACATCAAAATTAATAAAAATATCTCAAGCTATTATAACAGGAACAGTACCTGAAGTTATTTTACAGTCAGATGTTAATTCTGCTTTATATTATCAAAACTTAGATATAGTAACACCTCTTAATACTATAAGTAAAAAATATAACTATACAACTTTTCTTTTTGAGACAACCCCTACAAGTGGTACTACAGATTTAGAATATATTCCAAGTCCAACAAATGGAATAGTAACAAGCAATACTGGTACAGATGCAACTTTACTTTTAGCTGATGGCACAAATGCAGGTTTATTAACTCCTGCTGAAAAAACTAAAATAGCAAATTCAGTTCCATATACAGGAGCAGTGTCTGATGTTAATTTAGGATTGAATGATATAACTGCTGCGTCATTTATAAAAGAAGGAGGATTTGATTTTCAATTTCTAAAGGCTAATGGCGATGTAGATAATAACACATACCTAACCTCTGCTGATTTACCCTCTACATTAGATTTATATGCTACAACATCTCCTGATCCAATTATAGCAGGGTATACTGCTTTAGTTAGAAATATAACTGATTTAAGATATGACACTATAGCAGTTGATGTACCAACTCCTACAATTACTGGTACTATAGCATCTCCTACGTTTTGTGGAGCAGTAATTAGTGACCCAAGTATCTTATTAGGTAATCCTGGAGTATTTAACTTTTCAGTAATTGGTAAGATAAGAAGAACAGGTGGTTCTACTTCTAGTGGAGCTGATTTTTTCTATGGCATTTATAAAAGAGATATATTAGGAGTTGAAACATTAATAGCAAATAGTTCTCCAGTTGTTGTACCTGCTAATGGAGGAACTTATATTGAATATATTTCAATAGCATTGTGGAATGATGGAACTTTTTTAAGCACAGACAGGATAGTCTTAAAGTTCTATGGTATTCAGACAGGGGGAGGAAGTGGAGCTGCTTATGAATTTCAATTTGGAGGGACTGATCCAGTAAGGGGTACTGCTGCTATATCTTCTGCAATAATACCTAACCTTTACTTAAGGGACTTAGCCGATGTTGAGAAGACAGATGCCTTAAATAATGAGGTACTGTACTGGAATGACCCTGCATCTTTATGGGAACACTCCCTTGTTGAAAATTTAGTTCCAAATGCAAATGCAACTCAGAAAGGATTAGTTTCAACAGGAGTACAAACATTTGCAGGAGCTAAAACATTTACAGGAGCAATAAGTGCAAGTAATTTAAGTGGGACTAATACAGGTGACAATGCAACAAATACAACATCTAATAGTTATGCAGATGCAAAAGTAGTGCAAACAATTACAGATGGAGTAACTGTAACTGCACCAAGTCAAAATGCCGTTTTTGATGCTTTATCTTTAAAAGCTAATGACAATGCAGTAGTTCATTTAGCAGGTTCTGAAACAATGACTGGAATTAAAACCATTGCACCAGTTACTCAAGATGAAGAAGATTTTCCGGCCAGAACTATTTTGACAGTTACAAATGCAGATACTAGAACAGGAGATGATACTATTCTTGGAAAAGGTATTGTTGCTTTTTCAGATGGAATTGCTATTGATGCATCTTCTGTTTTTGGAAAAGCTATTAATGCTTTTTCTGAAGTTGGCATTGCTATTAATGCTGTGTCTTATGAATCAACTGCTATTCAAGCATCTTCTGATGGAATTGCCATTAAAGCTATTTCTGATATTGGAACTTCAATATTTTCAGATATAGGTACGTCTGCCAAAGGTGTAGTTATAAACAGTTTAACAGAATCTACAGGAAATGTTATTGAACATAATAAAAATGGGGTTACAAATTTTAGTGTAAATCAAGCAGGAGTAATAAGTGGTAGCAATTTAAGTGGAACTAATACTGGAGATCAAGATTTAAGTGGTTATGCACCAATAGTATCAAATAATATATTAATAAATTCGGTTTTTCCTATAGATACAGATTTAGTTGGAACAGCAGGAGGAGTATCTTATTCTCAAAATGGTAGAAATGTTATGATTAATAATGCAGCAACTGCAATAACAGTAACAGTAACAAATACTTTTAATAACTTTATTGCTAGTTATACTAAACTAAGTGCATCTGGAGTTAGCATAGTATTTAATGCTCCAGGTTTAACACTAGTTTCTCCTCTTGGACTTACTTTAAGTGGAACTTCAGGTAGTACAGCACTAGTAACAAAAAATGGATCAACTGTATATATATTACTTAATAATTTATAATTTATAATAATGAACCCTGCTATATATTTTTTATCTGGTTTTACTGGTAGTGGTAAACTACTTTATGCTTATTCTTTAAGAAGAGTTGTTTCAGGATATACAGGACCTGGAATAAATGTAAGAAAAGGAAGTTCTACTACTGTATTCCAAGATTTTTACTTTGACTCTAATGGTGAATTAGATCAAGCTGCTATATTAGCTTTTGTAGGAGTAAGTACTGCAGGTTATGTTCGTATATTGTATGATCAGAATGGTAGTGGAATTCATTTAGGTCCTGCTGGTGCAGTAGTTACAAGAGAACCTAGAATAGTTACTCCTGGTAATCCTAGTGGAACTATAATTACTAAAAATGGAAAAATTGCAATGTCATTTGTATCAGGTGGTTTTAATGCTCTTAGAACTGTAACTACATTATCACATCCTATAGATAATTTATCAATATTTGTAGTTATGTCAAATAGTGTTACTACAGGTATACAACCTTGTCTAACCATTAATAATAATACTGCTGTTTCAGAAACTATTTTTCCAAGAGCAAATGGAGGTACTGATTACTTTAATTATGATGCTGGAGATAGAATAGTTATGGGTTCAACTAGTGCAGACAATAAAGTATATAGTAGTTTTTCTAGTGTTAATTATATTGAAGCTTTTAAAAATAATACAAATCTTGGTGTCCAATATAGTATTGTAAACTCAGCTATTGGAGTTGGGCTTGTATTAGGTTATAATGCAAGTAATCTTATAGGAACTGTACAAGAGATATTAATTTATGAAGGTAAAGTACCAAATAGGATTTCAGTAACATCAGGAATGATGTCATATTATAATATATTATAACGTCTAAACATTTAAAAATATAAAATCATGATAACAATTAGTACAAACAAATTAATTAATATACGAAATACTACTTATGAAATAATAGATAGTAAGATAGTAAATTTAACTATTCAAAAAATAGAACAAGATATAAATGGAGTGACAGCAACTGGATTTTATTATTATACTAATGATGAAGATATAGTTGTAAAATTAAAAGACAATAGAACATACTTCTCTTGGATTGATATACAAGGGGTAGAAGCTAGTGTATTACAACCTATGACAAATATTAATTACAAAGATGCAAACTTTCAAAGACTTATGGAGTTTACAGTACTTAAATTAACTCAAGAGTCTGGGCAAAACTTTGGAATTAATATTGAAGATTGGGTTCTATAATGGATTTTCTATTATTCCTATTAGCATATTTTTTTTACCTACCATTGAGTCTAATTAATTGGTTCTTTGTTAGGGATAAATCTGGATACTTTAAAAGTTCTGCAGTCAATATAGATAAGTTTGGTAATAGAGAGTTCAGGACACTGTTTAATAAAGTGTTTATAACAGATGAAGGATATAAGTTTGGAAATATAAATGAAACTATATCTTCAGTGTTAGGTAAGAATCAATTAATAGGTACACTTACAAAAGAAGGTAAAATGATAGTTTGGATTTTAGATAAGATAGATAAAAATCACTCAATAAAATCAATAAATAAATAAATAATATTATGGCAAAGACTAATGATACTAAAGAAAAGGTAGAAGTTAAAATTTCTAGACCTGGCATTCATGCCAAAACAAAAACATCTAAATCAAAAAGCTCTAAGAACTATAAAAAATTATATAAAGGGCAAGGAAGGTAAAATATTTTAACTATTTTTGTAAAGGTTTTTATTATGAAAAATTGTACAATACTAAAAGATAGCATTATGGAATGGTTAGGTCTATATACTAAGTATTTTTTTAAGTTTGGAATTAACTTAAAAACAATGGCATCAAGTCCAGCAGGAGTTATATCAGGAAGTACTATAGTAGCAGTCTCTGTTTTAACTTCAATTCAAAAAGCCTTACTACTTTTATTGTTATTTTTTATATTAGATTTTATAACTGGTATAATAGCTTCATGGAAGATTAAGAAAGAAGAAGAGAAAGTAGATCCTACACTTAAAGCTAAAGCTTTAATTTCTTCAGATAAACTTAAACTCTCAGCTGTAAAAGCTTTTACTTATGCTAGTGCTATTTTAGGAGTTTGGGGTATAGAAAAAGTATTCTTCATTAAGACCTTTAAGTTTGATAATGTAAGTACAGAAGATTTAACTGTCACTTTAATCTTTACTGGATTCTGTTGTGCAATAGAATTCTATTCTATTGTATTTGAGAATTTTAAAAAGATGGGATTTGATATATCTAAAAGATTCCTTAGAGTAGTTAACAGTATAAAAAAGATTATCTTTCATATAGAGAAATAGAATAAAACCATATCTTTGTAATATGGATTTATTAGAAAAAATAACAAAGCCTTTTAGTGCCTTGACTTTTGAAGAAAAAAAGCATAGGTACTTTGTTGAAGATAAACCTATTAAGACATCTGTCTCAGGTTTAATTTCAGAATACTATGAGCATTTTGATGCTAAAGCAATTGCTCCCTATTCTGCTAGAAAGTTAGGGATTACCACAGAAGAAGTCCTAAAACAATGGGCTGACATAAATCAAGAGTCTAGGGACAGAGGACATAGAGTACATGCCTTTGGAGAACTCTACCAATTTAACAGGAGTTTAAAACCTTCCTGTCCTCAAGAAGAAGCTCTTGTAGCCTTTTGGGAAAGTGTACCAGAACACATTATTCCAGTAGCTGCAGAACTTAGAATGTATCACTTTAAATACATGTTTGCAGGTACAGCAGATATTATCCTATTTGACACTAAGACACAATCATATATAATTGCAGATTACAAAACTAATAAAGACTTGTTTAAGAATTATAAAAACAAAACTATGTTAGCTCCTTTTGAAGCATTATTAGATTGTCCTTTAAATCACTATGTAGTACAGCTCTCTTATTATCAACTACTCTTAGAACAAATAGGAGTAAAGGTTAGTAAAAGAATAATTATATGGTTAGGGTTAGATAGTAAGTTTAATAGCATTCAAACTGATGATGTAACAGATATTTTAAAATTAACTTTAAACAATTAAGTCATGAAAGATTTACAATTACATAGATTAAAAAAGACTATTGGTAATACTCTTTTTAAAATTTTCTATCCTGGAGAAAGTAAAAAACTTGAACAAAAACATGGTATTGGAAAACAATATGATTTAGTTTTAGTTTCTGTTCCTGCAGGAAAACAGACTGCTGCTGTAAGTTATATTAGAAGTTATACAGATTGGACTGTAAAGAAGGCTACAGCATTTGTTAAAGAAGGAGACTATCCTAAAGTAATTATTTATAATATTAATTCTACTTTTAGAGATTCAGCTATTTCTTTTGCTGCTGAAATAAAAGAAGTAGATGGTATTATTATAGAAATATATTAATATGTTAATAGCAGATATAGTAGAAAGAATTCAGTCTCTTTATTCTAGAGGAGTAGCTAGTGATGAATCTAGGCTATCTGATAGACATGTTTATAATAAAGCATTGTCTGTTAGAATGCAATTAATATCTCAGCAATTAAAAAAGAAACAAAGACTTAGTGATTGGAATTATACTGTTCTTCCTTGTGTTGAACTAATTAAAGTCCCTAGTCATGAATGTTCTTGTCTTGGAGATTTAGGGTGTGATGTTTATAGAACTAAATTTAAAATTCCAAGAGTATTAACAGACTCTAATAGACACTACATAGAATATGTTATGTCTGTAGATAATGGAATGAAACTTGAAGAGACTACAAGACAAGGAGTACTTTATTCAAAAGGAAATAAATATACAGGAGTAAAACCTAAATACTTATTTGAAAATGGGTACTTATACTTTCCTTCAAAGAAAAATCCAGGGATAGTAAAAATTAAACTTCTTGCTGAAGATTCTTTAGAAGCACATCATTATCCTTCTATATGTGAAGAGTGTCAAGAGTGTCTTGATTGTATTGCCACTCCTCAACATAATTTTGATATTGATGGAGATTTAATTGAACCTTTAGTTGATATATGTGTTCAAGAAATTGTTGGTGTTTTTGGTCAAAGAAGAGAAGCTGCAAATAATTCAAAAGAAGCTCAAAGAGCTGAAGGGTAATGGAGAAAACAAATTTAAATATTAGAAGTTCTTATAAAGGTTATTCTAAAGAAGTAGACAAACCTGTAGACTTAAATACTTTTGTTTCTGTAACTAATAATTACATGCAATTCTTAATCCAAAAAGTTTTATTAGGAGAAGAAGTAACTATGCCAGCAAAATTAGGTACTTTGTTTATTCAAGGAGTTAAAAAGAAATTAACATTTAATAAAGATGGGGTTCCAATGCTTCCTCCTAATTGGGGAGAGACTAAAAAGTTATGGCAAAAAAATCCTGATGCTAAAGCAACAAAGAAGATAGTTTACTGTCTTAATGAAGAAACAAATGGTGTAGTCTATAAATTACACTGGTCTAAGAATAGAGTGCCAATAGAGAATAAACTCTTTTATACTTTTATCTTAACTAGAGAAAATAAAAGAGCTATACACAATCAGATAAAACAAGGTAAAGAATATATAATTAAAACAGAATAATCATGCAAGGGCAACTATTAGATAGATTAGAAAAAGCAGAAAAAAGAATTGTAGATTTGTATAAAAAGTTAGAGGCTTCACCTCCTCCCACTACTTCTACTTATTCTAGAGATGTAATTACATTACCTGTACCTACTTTAAATCAAAATGTTACAGTTAACATTTCTTCTATAGATACAATTATTACATTTCAAGGAGGACTAACAAGTAATTTTAACTTAAATGTAACTACTGGATCTAATCTATCTAAAGGAGATAGAATATATTTAATGGTAAAAAAAGAACCTTTTTTTGCTACTGTAATTATAACAATACCAACTATATTGAATCCTGTTACTTGTGGAAGTCCTGATACTTATATTAATGTAGATTATGAAAAAATGATATGTCATGAAATGGTTTATGATGGAGAAAAATTCACAGGAATAGATAATTGTTAAATATAAATAATAATTAAATAGAAACACCATGAACAATCAAATTCTTTATGCAATTAAATCTTTAGAAAAAAGAGTAGTAGACCTTTATTCTAAATTGAGAAATGTAACTCCTAGCTCTTCAGCTCCTGGACTTCAAGAAGTATTAGATGTTGAAACTTATGCAGAAGTAGATAGCGGTAATAGTTATGCTGATATTCTTGGTGGAAATATTAATAATAGGTGGCATGATTTTACTATATCAAATGGTTTAAGCAGTATTGATTACCAAAGTACTAGCATAGTCTCTGATTCTGATAATGCGTCTTTAATAAGTGTAAATGGCAATGAAACTGCAAGAATTAAAGCAACGGGAGGAAATGTAGAATTGCATAGACAAGCAAATGAAATTGGTAAAAAAACAGTAGTAACTTTTAACAGGCCTACACAAAATACTACATTAGACTTTCCTGCAAAATCTGTAGCAGGAACATATACGCTAGCTACATTAGATGATATACCAAGTGCAACAGGATTTGTTCCATACACAGGAGCAACTAATAATCTTAGTTTAGGAACTAATAGTATTTCTCTAGGGTCAGGAAATAATGGTGCTAAAATAATAATGAATGGGAATAAAGGGACAAACTATATTGATATTGAAAACGCGGGAGATAGGATAGTTTATCAAATGGATAGCATTGTTTATACAAACAAACAATTTGGAGGAACAAAAACTTTATTTCTAGACACTTATGCAACTACAGGTAATAATTATAATATAAGTTTGCCTAATGCATCAGGTACTGTAGCTTTAACAAGTGACATACCTACTTTAACTTCAGGAACTTATACACCTACCGTTGCAAGTATTACTAATACATCAGGAGGTTCTACAAATAGACTTTCAACTTATACAAGGATAGGAAATATAGTTTCAGTTAAAGCAGACGTTCTAATAACTTTTACAACAGCTTTAACAGAAAGTATTTTTAGTATAACATTACCTGTACCTTTTTCAACTGCTGAAGGAACTCAATATGTTGGTTCTGCAATAAGTAGTGCAAGTCCTTATGATTCTGGTTTTGTACAAATTACAACTACAACTGCAAGTGTTTTTATGAAACCTACTAACTCTGGAACTGCAAGAATAGTAATAACTTTTACATATAGAGCATTATAAAAAAAGATTTAGAAGAGTATATAATTAAATAAAAAATCATGCAAGATAGATTCCAATATGTTACAGTAGACACTATCTTATCTAAATATCTTAGAGACTTTAGAGGAGTAGAACTTAATGAAGATGAGGCTATTGAA